GGCTCTTCCAGACAGAAAGACGCGTAAGTTGATTTAGCAACATACGCCTCAGGTCGCCTCTGTTGAGATCCTTCTCCGAAACGATCTTGTAGTTAACAAGGTCTCGGATGGGGAGTGACCAGTTGTCTTTCGGACCTTCCTGTCGTGCTCTCAAGAGAGCAACGGCTATCTGGGTCCAACTATCCAATTCTCCTAAGTCGCCCCACTTGGGTTTGACTTCCAGCATAAACGTCCTAGGACGTTGCCATGCTGGTGACAGAACTGCTTTACCTGAAGCATCTTTTACGATGTCGTAGTAGGAGCAGTCGACCGGTCGGAAACCAAGGTTTCCAGCTGGGTCTGTCGGGACGATTGGGTAAAGGTATTGCTGTGAAAGGCTCCTCAGCTTCTCACATGCCCCCTTAAGGGCGAACACCTTATTGTCTGCAAGATTGTTGTGGAACGAAACCAAGGTAGGAAGGTCAATGAAGCCATCCTCCGAGGTCAAAGTCGCTGCATCGACAGGTATTCCTGCGAAGTAGTCCGCTCCACAGCTCTCCCGAAAGGGACCCTCAAGGAAGGTCTTATTCGGGTTGAATTGAAAACCAAGAAACTCTGCAAAACGCATATAGCGCAATGCATGGTCCCTACGGAGGATGACATCGTCACCGTATACCGCGTAAGGTTTTCCCTTCACATACTCTTCCACTGGCAAATCTTGGGTTGCATATGTAGCGGCCCAGAAGATTAACGTTTCGACGAAGAACGTTGTGCCATTGCCCATACCAGCATACATGTGGTACATGTGCTGGCCGCCTCCCAACTCGGGCGGCGCCTCATATCCAGGCGTTCGCGTCCTTTGCAGGAGCTTAGCCCAGAGAGGGGGGAAGAGATTCTTGACAAGCCCATTAGCAATAAGATTGCTAGCATTTGACTTGTCAAGAGTGCACCAAGGGTTAGGTTCGTCCCAGTCACGGGACCCCTCACGTGCCAATTGCCTATTCCAACCTTGATCAGCCAGATCAATGTTCGCACGGTCGCGCAGCAACTGCGCGCCGATAGTATGGATTCCGAGTTGGACCATACCAGAACATGTAGGTTGGGCGCCGATGGAACGACGCGATGTCATGTTCTTGAAAATGAACATGAGGCGATCGTGGCTAACGATATTCGCCGATAGCTGCTCGCGCGCTACCCGGATAAAACCCTGTTGGGCTGACTCAACGTGCGAGTACGTTGGATCTAATCCGAGGTGGACCCAGGTCGCTTTATCAAAAACGAGGGCCCTAGCAGCTAAATCTACACACATTGATACACACTCATTGGATTCAACTTTTCTCACGAAGTTGACATCTTGGCCACGGACTCCTACTGAGGATCCCGGACCATAATGAGCTGCCATCAAAATCTCCTCCGTCGGCGGGGTGTCCCCCAGGACGTGGTGTAGACCTTCATAGAAACGGTAGAGCTCTTTCGCGAATGGAACATCGCGTGTGCCGCTTGCGCGGCGGTCCGTTATAGCGTCGAACTTCTTGTTCAGACGCTCGCAACGTCGTTCAGTAGCGAACCATAGGTCCCGAGTTTCGGGCCACGAGTCGTATGAACGATCTACACATTTCTTCAAAACGGATGTAGCTTGGGCGTAAACCCAAACTGCACGGGCGGATGTCTCAGCACTGCCCAGTCGTAAAAGGCTATTCTTCCTTTCCGACTCCTTCACCGACAATAACGCGAGATACAGATCACC